TGGGTCAATCCCGAAGCAACTCCAACGTGGCGCAGGCTGTGCGCACGGCGACGGAGTTCGTACAGGCAACATGGGCCAGCTACCTGCAGGGGGTGCAGGTAATCTGGTCAGGTGGCACCTTTCAGGTACACAGTGTGTCTGGTGAGTACGTCCGATCGGTTCAGAGTGGGTTGGCATACCCAGCACTGGGCGACCCGCTGATGGGTGAAGTCATTTCTACCTCATGGCACGGGCGACTCGTGGAGAACGGCATTCGGCCGTTTGATATGAAGGACGCCCTGCGGTCGAGTGGGAAGGACTACATCACAATCCCATTCCGCCACGGAACGCCCGGCGCCGCCACGATGTCGAGTATGCCTGATCACGTCTACGAACAGGCCAAAGGTCTGGCCGAATCCAGCATCGTAGGCCGCCGGAAGGACGGCCAGTTCAGCTACCAGTGGGGTGGCAGGCTGGGTAAGTCTATGGACGGCCAGCGTACCAAGCTGACCAAGGGACCGGGCGAGAACGCCCGCCAGTTCGCCTACACGTGGAAGACTGGGCAGTTCTCGGGCATGGTCAAGATGAACGGCGGCCACCAAACCGAGTACCTGACTTTCCGGCGCATGTCGGTCAAGTCCGATCCCAACTCGTGGCAGTTCCCCGGTGTACCGCCCCGTCCTGTCACGGAAGCTGTGAAGGAGAACACCAGTGAGAAGGTCATCAACCTGATCCGGGTGGGCTTCCAAATGGACATTATGGATGCCTTGGGCGTGTAAGGGGGTACTGCCATGTCAACGCCGGACTTTGCCCAGATCCAGATTCAGAGTCATGCGTCGAAGTCTGCGATCATCGCTCTGTTGAAGCTTGGTTTAGACCACTACTACGGTTTGAACATGCTCAAAATCATCGGCTCGGACCCGACTCTCGAAGGCAACATCCCCTGTGTGGCGGTCAACATCGCCAGCAAGAACCTGCAGGGAGAGGCCATCGGCCAGTCGGAAGACGCCCAGTATGACGATGATCCGGCGAGTCCCACGTACCAGAAGTGGCTGATCACCCGATCAACCTTCTTTGATGAGGCGCTGGAGATCCGGGTCTGGCACACCAACGCCGACGAGCGTGACAAACTGGCCCCACTTGTTGAGGGGATCCTGTATGCGTCCCTGAACTACCTCGCCGAACTGGGCTACACCAACATCCGGCTGGGCAGTGGGCGCGACGAGCAGGCTCAAGGGAACGGCTTCCCGATGCCGCTCTACTGGTACACCCTCGTAATCAATTTCTGGAACCCCCTGACGGTCAAAACGGTCAGTACTGACAGTACGATCGAGGCCTTCGGCGTCACTGGCAGTCCAAATCCGTAAAAAACACGGAACCGTCAGAAGGGAAAACCTTACGATATACCGAAATGGGAGAGGGATTTACCCCCTCCCATACCCCTAACTGGCAAACCAATTGAGTTGAGGAGGGAAACGACCATGCCGGGCATTAGCTTTAATGGAGCGACGATCTACAAGCCGGGCGCCTATTCACAGGTGTCCGCCGACCAGCAGACGGTTCTGAGTCCGGGTACGGCCCGCGTGCTGGCTGTTGTTGGTCCGTTGGATGTTACGGCGACCAACAAGGGCACAGGCGTGCTGGCCTACTATAACAACCCGTCGCAGGCCGTCGAGGACCTAAAGACGGGTGACACCCTGCGGGCCATGCAATTGGCGTGGAGCGCCCGGCCGTCGCAGGAAGGCCCTTCGGCCGACCTGATCCTGCTGTGTGAAGTCGTGGGTACGGGTGTCAGCGGCGGCATCCAGACCACTGACTGGACCACGGCGCTGGACAAGCTCAACACCAAGAACGTGGATGGCGTCATCGTTACCAGCGGTGACTCGGCCATTCATGCGCTGGTGAAGACCCATGTGACCACGGCTTCGGGCACCAAAGAGCGCCGGGAGCGCCGGGGCTTCGTCGGTTCGAAGGTGGGCGACACGGTTGCCACGAGCGTTACCGGGGCCACGGGCTTGCTTGACGCCCGGATGTGCTTCGTACACGGCGGCATTAAGCGCTACTTTGATGGCGCCCTTGTTACCCTGCCCGGCTACCTTGCGGCGGCCATGGTTGCGGGTATGTGGGCAGGGTCTGACCCGGCTGAGCCGCTGACCTTCGACCTGATCAACGCCGCCGGGCTGGAGAACGAGCTTACTTCAACCAACATCGACGCGCTTCTGCAGGCGGGGATCATCTGCTTCGAGCCTGCTCCGGCAGGCGGCTTCCGGTTGATCCAGTCGCTGACCACGGCCAAGACTGAACTGTCCACCGAGACCGTCATCGACGCGCTGACGGTTGAGATCCGGACCATGCTGGAGACCAAGTACGTCGGTACGCGGGGTGGTAAGGACGCCGCCATCTTCGCCGACGTGGTGGCGATTCTGGAGAACGCCAAGACCCAACGGCGCTGGTTGGTGGATGAGATGGCTGGTTCGACCCTTATTTCCCCGGCCTATGAGCCGCCCACCGTCCAGCAGGTTGGTACCACGGTGAATGTCGAGTTCTTCGGCAACGTCGTGGACCCGATCAACAACATCCTGATCCGGGCCAAGTTCCGGATCTAAGTGAAGGGGGGTAGAAAGCCATGGCTACGGCCGCGAATCAGACCGTACACGCTGGTCATACCATTAAGATCCTGATTGCAGGTCAGGATGTCGGCCGCATGCAGTCGGGCGACGGGCGCCGTTCATTCGGGCAGGAAGGTGTCTATGAGATCGGCTCCATCATGCCGCAGGAGCATGTCGCCCTGCGCTATGAAGGTAGCTTCAGCGTAGACAAGTTCCATGTCCGGAAGAAGAGCTTGGACAAGCTGGGGCTGGCCGCGCTGGGCGAGGAGATCCTGAAGCTGAACATCATCAACATCGTCGTGGTGGACAACATCACGAACGAGATCGTCCGGACCTACGAGGGGTGTAGCCTTCAGGACTACTCCGAGTCCTTCCGGGCGAACGCCATCTCTGGCGAGAACGCCACGTGGGTCTACCTGCGGGCGAAGTAAGAACTGTGGGGCCGGGGATTGACGCCCCGGCCCCTTTTTCCCACTTAGAAGGAGGCTACAACCATGGATGAGGCCCGTGAGATGCAGGCCAAGGTAGCGGCTGGCGACCAGAACACCATTGCATTCAACTTCAGCTATGAGAGCATGAGCGGTCAGGAGTACAAGGGTTCATTCCAGTTCCGGGTACCCAAAACGCAGGACATGATCCTGATTGGCGTCCGGACGGCGAAGCACCTACAACAGAACTTCGCCGTGGGTCAGGTTGACCCGGCCCTGATCCCGCCCTTCATCGCTGATCTGGCAGAAGCGGTGGTCACGATCGACATGCTGATGGACCGGGAGGACGCCCCGAAGTGGGCGCTCAAGCCACTGGAGTGCACGGATCCGGACGCCATCGTCCACCTGTGGCGGATCTTCGTTGTGACCAAGAACACCTTTCGCCGCGCAGGCGCGAAGCCTGCTTCCGAAGGTGGCGGAACTTCCCAGTGAACGTCTGCGCTATTGGTACCGCCAGCAATACAAGCTGGCACCGACCGATGAGCGCTACCTGAATACCACCGACCTTCAGATCGAGTTGGAGTGGGAGAACTTCAAGCTTGCCAACCCCCATCTGGTGAAGAAGGAAGAGGCCTACCGAGACCCCAACTACGCAGAAGCTGAACAGGAACTGGATAACGAGGCGAGCGAGGTTTCGCCGGAGTCTGCACAACCCACAATAGCTGAGTATGAGGCCGCCAAGGAGAAGGCGGCGGCCATCCGGCGGGCTATTTTGGAGGGGATGGAGCACACGGAGGCGCCCGCATCACCCCCATCTCAGGAAAACTGGGAAGACGTGGAAATCGAGGGGGATGACGAGCCATGAGCATCAAGGAGCTAGGCATCCGGGTTCACGCCCAGACTGAGACGGGCGACTTTAAGCGCATGGTAGGCGACGTAGAAGGAGGTCTACGTCGCCTAAACTCGTTGTCCGTGAAGGGCATCCGGGGCGGTGGCATCATCGACCCCAAGGACATGCGCGAGGCCAAGCACCACATCGACGGTCTGAATCAGGAGATCGGAAAACTCACCCGACTCTTCGATGCCGCCACAGGCCGGGCCAACAAGTTCCAGAACCAGATTGACCACCTGACCGACGACATCCAGAAGCTCCATAAAGTTGGCGGGCAGGAAATCATGATTCAGAAGAAGGAAAGCCAGATTGATGCGCTGGCTCAGCGCATGAACAACAACGACGATCTGGCCGCCGCCTACAAGAAGGAAATCGACCGCTTGAAGGCGATGCTGGGCCATCAGCAAGACCGGATCGGTGGCTTCAAGGAAGGTGAAGAAGCCCAGTCGAAGGGCGCCGCCGGGCGCCCCGGCCCCCGGCAGACGCTGGGCGGTGCCCTCACAAGCTGGATGCCGGACTGGATGAAGCGCTACGGCGGGCAGGCGCTGGGTCTGCTGGGTGCCTACAGCGCCTACCAGCACCTGCAGACTGGTTTGAACACGTCAGCCAATCTGCACAAGATGGCCGCCGACTTGGGCATTCGGGAGAACATGCGCTCCCCTGAGAACTTTGACGCCCTGCGGGAAAGCCTCTATAAGTCCGGATACCCGTTGGGCTTCAAGGGTCTGGAGTCCATGGGCATGGCGAGCACCATGCAGGCCCTGATGGGCTATACCGAAGCTGACAGCCTGAAAGCAACCGAGCGCTTTACCCGCGCTTTCGGTCTGGAAGGCGGCGAGACGTCCCAGTTCTTCGGCCGTTCCTACCAGCAGGGCGCCTTCGGTTACGGCCCCCAGAACCTGCAGAAGTACGCGGAAGTCACGGCCAGCTACCTTGACCGCTCGAAAATGCAGGGCCGCGCTGTCGAAGCCATGGAGGCCACGGCGCAGATTCTGGAGAAGTGGGCCGGGCGCAACCCCGGTTTACTGGACAGCACCGGGCTGATGGCAGTGCAGACCCTCTTCAACCAGACCGGGTTGGAGGGCTTCCGGGGCGCCCGTGGCGCCCAGTTCCTGTCGATGCTGGACCAGTCGATCGCTTCCCCGTCAAATCCAGCAGTTGAGCACGGTCTTCTGACCGCATTTGGCTGGGGCAAAGGCCAATCCTACTTCGGGGCTGTGAACCGACTGGAGGACGGCGCTTCGCCGGAGAACCTGCGGGATGCCATGAAGTACATCCGGGGGAACTACGGCGGTGATGAGGAGCAGATGCTTCTCGCCCTGCGTGGCTTCTTCCCCGGCCTGAGCGTCAAGCAGGGGAAGGCCCTGATGGGAGTGGACTTCAATAGTCTGGACGCTATCCGGGGCGCCCTTGACATGGACGGCGGCCGGATCGACTCCAAGGTGGATAACTGGACCCAGAGTCAGGGCGGCCAGCTTTACCTGCTGGATGCCCGGACGGACGAACTGCAGACCTTGGTGGGCGACAAGCTCATTCCAAGCCTGAGTGACCTGCAGAAGGTCCTGCAGGACGTGGTTGACTGGGGAATCGCCCATCCGACGCTTGCCATCGGCGGTATGGCCGCTGGTGCGGCGCTCTGGAACATGCCCATGGGCGGCGGTGGCGGTGGTATGCCGGGCGCCCCCGGTGCGCCGGGTATGCCGGGCGCCCCCGGCGGCGGGGTAGGTGGTGGTGGCGGCGGGAATTGGCTTACCAACATGCTGGGCATCGCTGGCGGGCAGGCCGTTTGGGCAGGCGGCCGGGCGGCTGGCACCGGGATTTGGGGTGCACTGACAGGCGGTGGCGCTTCAGTAGCGGGTCTGGGTACGGCGGCGGCTGTAGCCGCGCCGCTCGCCATCGCAGGTGTTGGTCTCTATGCGGCCAACAAGATGGACGAAGCGGCCGAAATGACCCGCATCCGCAAGGGCGCCAAGGGTTGGTTCAACCTGAAGGATGACGTGGGGATGCTACGGGGCTTCGGCGGTGCAGACGGGTCCCCAGACATGAAGCTCTTCGAGCAACTGCAAATGATGCAGGGGCTGTTTACAGGCGACATCAAGGGGATTGAGTCGGCGCCGCAGGAGCAAGCGCTCAAGAACTTCCAAGAGGCCATGATGTCGCAGGCCCGCTACAACATCATGAAGGGGTCAAACACCCTCTTTGGGACAGACGACCCGCTGAGCTACCTGCGCCAGAACGGGCTGGACGACATCATCGCCGGGCATCTGGAGGCCTTCCTGCCGCCGGGCGCCTTCACAGCAGGCCTTCAGCAGAACCAGTTCTACGTGAATCAGGAGCAACTGCGGAACAGCAAGCTCTTTTCCAACGGCGGTACAGGCTTCATCGCCAACCGGATGACGCTTGCCAACTCGGACCTGTTCGGCTTTACGGCCAAGAAGCTGGACGATCTGAACAACATGGCCCTGTCAAGCGGCATCGACCCCAAGCTTCTGCTTGCCATCCTTCAGCACGAAGGCACTGGATCCTTCAACACCCTTTCGCCCACCCGACTGGCCCAGTATCACAGCCAAGGGAAGTACCTGAGCGTGACGGCGGCCAGCGATGGCGGTCACGGGGCCAACCCGGTCTGGGCAGAAGACCTCCTGCTGGCCGTCAACCTGATCAAGGACGAGCAGACCAAGTGGAACCAGATGACCAAGGAGCAACAGGCCCAGTACGGAGACTTCCTCGCCTTCGTCAACAAGCGTTATGCGCAGGACCCCAACTGGTCCAAGGGCGTGCGGGACATCTTGGAGACCATGGGCGGCGACCCCAGCAAGCTGTTCTTCAACCCCGGTGACGCCTACAAGGTGGATGCCAGCGACATGCCAAAGGGCTGGACATGGGATAGGGACCGTCTTGCCCGTGATCAGGAGGTCTTCAACGCCACTGGGGTTATTGGTCCAGCGGTCCCCGAAATGCGCAAGCTGACCATCGATGAAGAGCAGTTGGCTGACGCTATGTACAAGGCCCAGCAGGCTTACCGAGCGGGTGAGCGGGCTGTGACCATCAGCGGAACGGCAACCATCAACGTGAAGGTGGACGGCAAGGAGATGGACCCCCGCGCCGAAGCCCTGTTGGAGCGCAGGCTCCGTGAAGAAGTACGCCGGACCATGGAGCAGGCCAAGTACGAGGAGACCTTTACCGGACCCCGGTCTGGTGCCCAAGCGTCCCAGTGGTAAGGGGTGAGCATCGATGTCGTTACCGAGTGTTAAGGTCTTCAGGCCCCGTCTCATCGTGGAGTTTCACACACCGACAGCCCACTACAGGGCAACACGGCTTGAGGTAGACAGCTGGGAAGCCCTACTTCGGGAGGACATCCTGCAGGCCAGCGTTAGCAAGACGCTGGCCGCCCCGGCTGGGACCTTCAACGTAGCGCTGAACGGACGCACTGGGCCGGATGGGCTGACATGGTACGATCGCCTGAACCCCATGGATCTGGTGGTCATCCGCATGCAGATGTTCGATCCGGCCAACCCGACCAGTACGGACGGGAAAGACCGGGTGGTCATGATTGGCCTTATCGACAACGTACAGGACACGATGAGCGTTGGCGCTGGGCGGGTCATCCAGATTCAGGGACGTGACTTCGGCAAAATTCTGCTGGAGGCCGTGCAGAAGTGGTTCCCAACCGACCCTGAGTCCATCCTGCAGAACGAGCAGGAACTGATCCGACAGAAGGGTCCCAGCGGGTCCCCAGCGTACCTGATCGAGTGGGCCATCCGGGATCTGCTCTGCAAGACCTTGATGAAGCTGGAGTTCACAGCCTACAGCGGCACGACGACGGCTAAGGTGGGTCTGGAGAGGCTCATGCGGTACTCGCTGGCTTCTACAAAGGAACTGATCCCCTTCACACCCGGCCTGTTCAGCTTCGAAGGCCCGGTCTGGAACTTCATGGAGGGCATCGTAAACCGCCCATTCAACGAGCTTTTCGTTGACGTGCGGGAGACCATCGCTTTTGACTCCGTTGTAGCCGTCTCTGGTCCCGTTGAGCACACCAGCGGGCCGACCTTCGTCTTCAGCGACGCAAACGTTGGGGTGTTCTTGCGCCCGACGCCCTTTGACACAGCCGCATGGGAGGCCCTGAAGCGCTCAGGACACACCATCGATCGTGCTGAAGTCATGGAGTACGCCCTTGGTAAGAACGATCATGAGGTGTCATCGGTCTTCTCAGTGAATCCCACCCTCAAAATCCCCATGGATGAGGACTGGAAGAACCTCGTGCCGCCCCTGAAGGCGCCTGAGGAGTACCGAAGGCGCTATGGCGTCAAGGTGATGGAAGTACCAATCCGGGCGCTGGAGACGACCGATGAGACCGTCACCAAGGCCATCCAGTACGCCCAGACCCTACAGACCCGTCTGCAGGCGTGGTACGGTGAAAACGAGAAGCATGAGTCAGGCACGCTCCGAGTCCGGGGCAACGGTAAATACCGTATCGGCCAGCGGGTGGACCTGCCGTGGCGCAAGCGAGCCTACTACCTTGAAGGTGTGTCGCACAGCTTCCCCGTGCTTGGAGAGTTCACGACCAGTTTGACCCTGACGAGGGGGCATTGATACTGTGTTCACACCACAAAGTGGGCTTGGATATCCCCGACCGCTTCAGTCACCCATGGCGCGGGACCTGAAGCTGTGTCGGGTCACCTCTACGAGCGACTTCGCCCTGACCAAGCGGATTGAAGTCAAAACCGCTGACGGGTCAGTACCAAACCCGGCGCTGGTCATGGGGGCCGGGACGGCATGTCCCTATAAGGAAGGCCAACACGTCGTCGTAGGCTTCATCGACGGGGTGAAGGACAGTCCAGTTGTCTTGGGACCCGTCATGGGCTGGGGTCCGGCGCTGGGGCTGGCTGACTTCACGCAGTGGGAGAGCAACACCCTGACGGTTAAGCATCCCACCAGCGGTGCCCAGATCATCATGGACGCCGCCGGGAACATCCGGCTGATCCCCGGTCCCGGCGGATCCATTTTGTACAGCTAGGAGGTGACCCCAGATGCCGCAAAGCGCCCAGTCCGAAGCCGCGCGTGCCATCCGCCATATCTCCATCGAACTGCGCAAGAACGGGGCTTTTGTGAGCTTCTACACCTTCATCTTGAATCCTGAAGACCTCACACAGTCCGAGAAGCCACGGGCGCCCGTCACGCAGACGCTTACATCGGCCTACGTCAATAAGTTTGGGCTGGGGTTGCCTGAGATCAGCTTCAGCGGTACGACTGGCTTCAACGTGAAGACTTTACCCGGCGGCGGTCAGGTGGACGGCTACGAGCGCTTCCATACCCTGCGCCGGGAAGTCTTCCGGAAGTTCTTCAGTGACGGGCCGCTGGGCGACGATCACTGGCAGATGTTCCTCTACCAGTGGGAAGATGCTGAGTTTTGGGAGGTCTTCCCAACTCAGTTCGATCTTCAGCGGAACGTGTCCAAACCTCTCCTCTATCGGTACACCATCCGCCTTCTAGGTCTGCGTAAGCTGGATGCGCCCGTCAGCACGGCTGAGGCGCAAAACCATGCGGCGACGTTGGCTCAGCGAGATCCCATCACGTCTACCCAGCAGAACGCCGGGATGCAGGTGAAGCGTGCCTACGATGACCTGCTGACGGCCAATCAGCTACTGCGGTCTGAACTGGGCGCCCGGTTTGCAACCCTAACGGCATGGCGGGCGACGTGGCGCTCTACCAGTACCACCGTAGCCGCCCATGTGGACAACGTGACCCAGCCCGAACTCTTCAACGAGACGAACTACCCCGGTACAAACGCCCTGAACAGCCAGATGCAGTCCGTACTGGTCCTGCAGGACCAGTTGCTGGGCGCCCTGAAGCCTTATCTGGATGGGGCGAACGCCACGATCAACTTGCGGCTGACTGCCGCGCAGGATTTAATTTCAGCCTGTCGAAGCCTTCTAACAGCACTGGAGAATCTTCAGGTAAAGCCTATCAGCTTCATCAGCTTCTTGCAGGACGCTGTGCAGGCTACTGGTATTCTCCAGCCCTATGTGAATCTGTTCCGCACCATCATGTAGCTGGGGGTGTCCCCGATGGCCTCTTTCAAGGAGTACCGTGTTCAGCAGGGGGATACCCCACAGCGCATCGCCCTTGCGATGTACCGGGACGCCGCGCTCTGGCCGCGCATCGTCGATGCGAACCAGCTTGAGGCGCCCTATTTCGTGCCTGAAGACGTCAATTTCCAGCGGGAGATTCCGGCCAGCGGCACTGTGACCTTCACTCGCAAGACTGGCGTGCCCGGCTCTTTTGACATCCCGGCAGGGACGATTGTCGCAACGCCCGTTGATCCCTTCGGCATCCAGCGCCGTTACACGACGGACACAACCGTTACGTTGACGAGTGGTGCGAGCAGTGTCAACGCTGGAGTGACCTGCCTTGACGCAGGTACCTTTGGCAACGTGGCCGCTGACATGATCACGGTTCTGCCCATCCCACTTGTGAAGACCTACCCGGAGACGGTGGCACCGTCGATGACGTTCGCAGGGAAGACTGCGGGGCAGACGTCCGATGTGCCACATGTGGCAAGGCGTGCCTACTGGACAGCATCCCCACCTGCACCGGGCGCAGGCACAGAAGAGCCGCAATCTGGCTATAACGCTCTAAGCGTGCAAGACGGTAGTAACGACGGTAACGCTGGAACCACATCCAGTGGGTCCTTTTCCAGCTATATTTACTCCTTCGACCTCCTCAACGACCTGAAGAACCGGGGCCTGATCCCCAAGTCGTGGACGGCGACGGAGTTGAAGGCGGCGCTGAAGTCGATTACCGTAACGTGGGTGGGCTACGGCGTTGGTAGCAACGGCGGGGTGAGTACGAACGGAGCGACGTTGGGTGCTTGGAAGGCGTCTGTGAGCGCGTGGACTCGCAACTGGTCCAACTCGACATCGGCGGCGTCGTCGCTCTCGTTCGCCCCGTTGCCCATCACGGACTACATCGACGCTAACGGCTTCGTTCACCTCCTCGCCCATGCCACGTACCCCAGCAACGGCACCATCGCCAGCACGATCTATACCGACTTTATCAAGGTCGATGTGGTCATCAATGCCTTCACAGCTACCATCATCGACATGGTGACAAACCCCGATGACCTCACGAACGGCCGCATCTGGGCGGTTAAGCTCGTTGGTGAGACGATCGTCATTCCGATTGATGACGCCGTGACCATCATGCAGAACGAGGACGATTATCTCATTCTGTTGGGGGGCCGTGACCTGTTCTTGCAGGATGACGGCGAGTTGGGGGCGAATCTGCTTGCCAACGCTGACATCGCCACTTGTGCTGGTCTTGCCAACATCGCGCAGGCGCTTCAGAATCGGCTGGCGACGGCAAAGGGCGAGATCCCACAGCACCCTACCTATGGCTCAAATTTGGACAGCTATGTAGGAAAGAATCTCCCATTCATCACGAAGCTGATCGAACTGGAGATCATCAACACCCTGCAGGCCGACCCACGTGTTGCCTCAGCGCAGGTCACAGCCCTTACCCAGACAGGAACAGTGCTCGAAGTTGAGGCTCTTGTCACCTTGGTAGGGCGGGATGAACCCGACGCACTCCGCTTCTCTATTTAAGGAGGTGACACGATGATGGATTTTAAGCCGCAGACGGAAGCTGAGCTACTGCAAACCATGGTAGACACGGTTTCCGGCAACACCGACAAGATCAACGACTTCACCGAAGGATCCAGTACTCGGAGCATCCTGCGGGCAGTAAGCGGCGTTGTGGCGACCCTCTACCACAAAGTCCACAAGGCCATTAAGGATGCCATCGAGGACGCCATCTACAACGCCTTCAACTTCCCAGCCGATCCGGGCCGCAAGGCGACGACTTCGGTCACGTTCAGCCGGAGCACCAACGCCACCCAGAACTACGTCATCGCCGCCGGGACCCTGATCGGAACCAGCGACGATGTACTGTTCGAAACTGACAGCACGGTCACCCTTGCGATTGGTACGACCAGCATCACAGCCACGGCAACGGCCGTCGCTGTGGGTGGAAAGTACAACGTACAGGCGGGCGCCATCAGTGTGCTAAAGATGAAGCCTGCTGGAATTGAGGCGGTGACCAACACAGCGGCGGTCATCAACGGTAAGGACACTGAGACCCGCGAGCAACGACAAAAGCGCTTTCAGGACTATGTGGCCGGATTCAGCCGAGGCACCCCAGCCGCCCTGAAGCTGGCGGCCATGCAGGTACCCGGTGTCGTGGCGGCTGAAGTGGTCGAAAACCCAGCCCTGACGGTCCTCATCAGCGGCGCAGGGTCCTATCAGGACGTCTCTGGGGAGTGCAACCTGCCATTTGGAACGGGCGTGGACATCGCCGCTACAAGTGTCGGTGAGGCACTCTACGTTGGCGCACTGAGCAAGTTCAACATGATCTGGTTTCAGATTCAGCAGGCCAGCACAGGCGGGGCTGGTGTGTGGGAGTACTACAACGGCACCACTTGGGCCGCTTTGACGGTCACGGACAACACGACCAAGTTCACCACTTCGGGCGCTCTGATCATCACGGTGCCCGGCGACTGGGCGGCCAACAAGGTCAACAACGTCTTTTGCTTCTGGGCGCGGTACCGTCTGACGACCACTTTCACGATCGTCCCCAAGGCCTACCACCTGTTCGCCCCGCCTGTGCCGGGCTGGGTGGATCTTTACATCCAAGACGTGAACGCCACAGCTGACGCCACCCTCAAGAGCGCGGTACAAACCGCTCTGACTGACTACCGGGGCCACGGCATCAGTGTCAACGTGCGGGCGCCCAGCATTCGGGCTATTAACGTGACCGCCAACGTGGTGGTTGCGGAGGGCTACGACAAAGGTCAGACTGCTGATGCCCTCGAAGCAGGCGTCACTGACTACCTGAACGCCTTCATGCTGGGTGAGAACCTGTACACCGAGATGCTGAAAGCGGAGATCATCCGTGTTAGCCGTGGTGCTGTTCAAAATGTGACCTTGACGACGCCAATCACGGACATTCTTACCTCAAGCGGCGAGATTGTTCGTCCCGGCATCGTGACTGTTCTGGTCACGAACTAAGGTGGTGAAGACGCCGTGCCTACATTTTTCGAGCGCCTGCAGGCACTTCTGCCACGTGTTTATAAGCCTGCAGTAGGGGGCGTCCTGTATGCTCTTCTCGCGGCTTGCGCACGGGTGCTGGGGGACTTCGATGAAGACTTCATCGCCGCCGTCCAGCAGGTAAATGTGCTAACCAGCCGGGGCATTTACCTAACCTTCTGGGGTTACCTCTTGAATGTGAAACGGCTGGGTACGACTGAGACTGACGCCAGCTATGCACGACGCATCGCCCGAACGGTCATGCTCCCCCGGACAACGGCCGGGGCCATCGTAAAGGCCCTACAGGGAGTTGCCAACAACGCAACGGTGACGGAGTACGGAGTCGGAACCGCCGTTGACAAGGATTATACGGTAGGCGCGTACAACGACTTCCAGAACTCTTTCCTGATCAAGCTTTCTTACCAAGGTGATTCCGCCAACTCAAACGGCCTCTTCGTAGGCAAGACCTACTTAGGGCAGGCCAATCAAGGCTTCATCGCCCCGGTCATCAGCGCTCTTGGTACGATCGACAGCCTTGTGCGGGAGATCACCGAAGAGACGAAGCTCGCGGGTACCCGCGTCGTCTACCAGAAGCAGTAAGGGGTGAATATGAATGGCCGGGAATCAAAAGGTGATCGCCTTCTCTGATCTGGAGCAGATCACTGTAGGTGACCTGACCGCAGGTGAAACGCTCGCCCTTTCCAACACGACTGTTGGCCTCATCGCCCTCGGCGGTGCTGTGCAGAATGGGACGACGAACGTCTTCCAGCCCCTCTGGGGTTTGAACGTGCTGGGGTCCGGTGCCGCCACCGTGGCCATGAAGGCGGGCGCCGCCATCGACGGTGTGAATCTGGGTTTGATCGAAGTGACGGCCGACCAGACCCTCAACATCCTGTCCGGCACTGAGAACCAAGGCGCTGGCATCTGGGGTACTGGTCAGGCCGCCAACGCTACCAACCCGCGCAAGACCGTGGTTGGTATCAAGTTCGCCACACAGGATACTGATGTGGCGAGCCGGACGTTCTGGAACACGGGCACAAGCACGTCCTACACCCAGAGCGTTGCGACCCGGAAGCAAAACCACTTTAGCATCACGGTTGTGCACGGTGTGGCGGCCGCTGTTCCTGCTGAACCTTCTCTGCCTGCTGGCTATCAGAAGCTGGCTGTGATTACGGTTCCCGCCAACGCCACGACCATCCCGGACGTCAACATCGCCAAGGCCCGGCCCTATGTAGCGCACCGGGCGCCCGGTCTCGTTGTGAGACCGATCGGGGATTTGTTGACGACTGACAAGATCATCGACGTGCAGAACTTTGCTGGGACAACCCTCCTTTCGGTCAAGCAGGATGGCACGATGCCCGAATTGGACGCCCGGTTCGTGTTAGCGACCGCCAAGGGCGCCGCTAACGGCGTGGCGACGCTGGACGGCACGGGTAAGGTGCCTTCGGCCCAGTTGCCCGCCATGAACTACGTCCCGACCAGTGATAAGGGCGTCGCTAACGGCGTGGCGACGCTGGATGCGACGACGAAGATCCCAGTGGCGCAGATTCCGGCCCTCAGCTACATCCCGACCAGCCAGCGCGGTGCAGTCAACGGTGTTGCGTCGCTGGATGGGTCTGGTTTGATCCCGACCAGCCAGATTCCTGCCGCCTATGTGACCGACTCGGAGCTTACCACGGCGCTGGGAAGCTACCTGACAACGGCACAGCGGGGCGCTGTCAACGGTGTTGCCTCTCTGGACGGATCTGGACTGATCCCTGACACCCAGATTCCCGCCAACATCGTGCGCACGACTGGGTTGTCCAGCTACGTCCCAACCACTCAGAAGGGTGCCGCCAACGGTGTAGCAACGCTGGATGCGGGCGCCCTCATCCCAGTTGCCCAGATTCCGACGCTGGCCTACGTCCCAACGAGCCAGCGCGGCGCCATAAATGGTGTGGCTACACTGGATGGGACTGGGCTAATTCCGGACGCGCAGATCCCGGCTGGAATTGCCCGTACGACCGCCCTATCTAGCTACGTCCCAACCACTCAGAAGGGTGCCGCCAACGGTGTAGCGACGCTGGATGCCAGCACCCTCATCCCAGTGGCGCAGATTCCACCGCTCAGCTACATCCCATCCGCGCAGAAGGGCGCCGCCAACGGTGTAGCGACGCTGGATGCATCAACGCTCATTCCTGTAGCGCAGATCCCAACCACCATCGCCCGCGTCAGCGATCTGTCCAGTTATGTACCCAACACGGCCAAAGGCGCGGCCAGCGGTGTGGCGACGCTGGACGCCACGACGAAGATCCCAGATGCGCAGATTCCGGCAGGAATCGCACGCACGAGCGACCTGTCGAGCTACATCCTGACCAGCCAGAAGGGCGCCGCCAGTGGTGTGGCAACGCTGGATGGCTCATCGCTCATCCCAGTGGCGCAAATCCCGCCGCTTAGCTACATCCCGACTACAGATAAAGGCTCCAACAGTGGTGTGGCGACACTGGACGGCGCTGGTAAGCTCGTGCAGGACGCTAAGACGCTGGGGGGCTTCCTACCTACGACGGCAGGCGGCACAACAGCGAACTCCGTAGCCGTCACAGACCCCAACGGAGCCGTTGGGCGGGCCAACGCCCTGAAGGACTCCGGTGGTACCTACCGCACTGCAACCTCTGCAGGCGGCACAACAGCCAACTCCGTAGCCGTCACAGACCCCAACGGCCGGGTGGGTGACTCTGCTAAGCTTGGAGGGCAGTCTCCCAGCACGACAGGTACGGCAAACACCATCGTTCAGCGTGATGCAACTGGCGAGATCGCCGCTACAGGCCATGTTGTCACAGCGGCGGCACCTCAGCTTGATGTGATCGACACCACAGCAGGGGCAAAGTCCTTTCGACTGGAGATCAGCGGGTCACTTGTGCGCTTCATTGAAATCACAGCCGCTGGAGTGGTTGTGGGCGCTCGTGTGACCTTTGATCTGGCGACAGGTGCCATTCTAACGTCTTCAGACGGGGTAAACTGGTCATCGCCCGGCCTAACCCAGTCACAGGTTGATGCACGAGCTAAGATCATCGCTCTGCAGATTGGAGGTGCATAGTATGGCTACATGGCAATATATGTTTAACGGGTCTGTTGCTGTAACACCCACGATCCCTGCTAATGAAGTTTGGATCTTGAACTCTGCCATATCTAACAATAACAACGTGTCGCTGGGTACAACAGGCATCGCAAGTATTGTAGGTTTTGGACAACTTACAGCAGGTTCCCGAGCGACCTTGGCACCCGCCTTCACCAGTGCCGTACCTTTGATCATCACCCCTGCAGGTACTTCCGCGATCTACTTGTCAGGCCATAAGTTTACAACATCAACCGCACCGTATATCCCTCAACGTCCTTCGGCCAGTGTGGTTAATGGCGGTAGATTGCTACTTCAGCCGCCTGTAAATAAACTGTGGCGCTTTTTGTATTTGGCCAATAACAGTGGCGCATCGCAAGTGAATTTTGTCGCAGACATCTCACTGAATGGCGGCACTACGTGGCTGAACTCCGGCGGTGGTTTACATCTTGGTGCCATGCTTGGTTCGAGTGCGAGTGCCAACGGCCGCATGGATATGTGGAGTTGGCGCGATAAGCCGCTGTCAATCCGAAATAACTCAGGTTCAACAGTAACCTTGACGGCGTACGTACTTGAGTTTGACGAAGCTGACTTCCTTAGCTCACGGGTATTTGCCTCACAAGCGCTTGGTGCAGGCAACTTCGACATCCGCCCGCCCGTTGGTGAGGACTGGATTATTGATGGGATTTATACCGACTCGCCCTCGTCTCTGTCTGTATATACGATGGCGAACGGTGTGCAGGGTGCTAATTCCATGTTTATGTCCGCTTATGGACCATACCGCATCGATAACACCAACTACATTCGCTTGAACCTGCCCAGCGCGGCCACAGTCGCTTACGTAGGTCGCAAGCTCGTTGCCTAACACATAAGAGCAGATGGAGTTTAATTCCATCTGCTCTTATTTTTCCCTTCAAATAGTGCTCCGCCAAGGATTTTGAGCGCCCAAGAAGGTTTTCCGGAGAAAACGGCCAAATTGTCCTTAGTGACCTAAAATTCCTCCTCCTGACCCCCAATATTCACATGACACATGGCAGGGGGAGTTTCAATCATGCAACTGCTGACAGGTCTTGCAAAGTTCGCCGATGAGCAGATCCAGCTATTTTCCGGCGTTATAGCGAAGTTGCAGACCGTTGGGGGTCTGTTCGTCGGTGCTGGAATGCTTGCCCTCTCATTAGTGGACCGCCACCTAGGGGGGGTAACGAACCAGATGGGAATTCTTATTCGGTTGCAGAGTGTTGGCTTCCTGTTTGGGGTGTTGGCCGCTCTGATGGGGCGGGGTAAGCACTATCCAACGTTCCGGAGCGACATCGGCATCAAAGGCCTGTCGAAGAAGGCCGCCATGTGGGGCTGGATCTGGCTTGTGCATCAGATCGATATGTCCCTCGGGCAAGGACACATGGTCCGGGATGCGCTGGTGATTGGCTACAACGTCTTCGAGGCCGCCAGCATCGCTGAGACGTGGATCAACATGAAGTGGTACGGCCACAAGGCGCTGGAGGTGCTCTTAGTTTGGCGCATTCAGCGTCTAAAGGACATGGCCCTTGAAAAGCTGAAGCCCCGGAACAAGGAGGAGAGTCAGCCATGACGTACCCGCTACGGCCCGAGTACCCGGTCTTTCAGCGTCTGCTGGACGATGCCATTCAGGAGCGAATTCCGATTCAGCCTGAGTATCTGGTCATCCACAGCACGGCCAACCCCGGTGTGGGCGACGAGAGCCACTACAAGTGGCTGAACAGCGCCCGCCAGCATGGCTGGGCCAACTATTACGGGGACTGGGATTCTATCTCCCTCGTCGTGCCGGAAGGCATGATGGCCCCCGCACAGGGTCCCAGCGCAAACAAGAAGGCCATCTCTTATGAGATTTGTGAACCTGACACGAAGCTCGCTTGGGCTGAGCAGGTTCGCCAGTTCACGGAGGCTTGGAACCGGGCAGTTTGGACGGCCGCTGACATCTGCTGGCGGATGGGTTGGCCGACTGACAAGATCAAGAGCCATGCTGACATCTCCAAGCTTTACCCGAGTGAGACCGATCATCAGGATCCGATCGCCTTCTTCGCCCGGTACGGTAAGAGCTTCCCTGACTTCCGGGGCGCCGTTAGTGCCAAGCTTGTGGAGTGGTCCACAGCTTACGGGCAGGCTGACGACTGGCAGTACAAGGCTGTGCAGGACCTAACGCAGATCAAGGTAACCATCGATGGTAAGGAACAGTCTTTCCTGCAGACGGTCCGGCATCCTTACCAGCCTGTGCAGTGGTGGGAGTTTGCTTTGATGCTTCAGCGGGTGATCAAGTCCCGATAGGTGTTTTGAAGGGTGTTGCGCTTAAAACGCAATACCCTTCTGCTATGTAAACGCCTGTAGTAGGCGGCTTATGTTGGGATTCTCAAAGTCAACTTTCTTTCAGAAGCAGGAGCTTTTAGATTGAACGTGGAAACTCGTTTTGTCCAAGATTGATTAGGGAGGTCTTACTGTGTGGCAAGACTTTGTAGTTGTGTTTATCATCGTTGTCGTCGTGGAAGTGTTCTCCGCGCTATTGAAGCGTGGTAAGAGCCTTGATCCGGTTCTTCAGGTTGCGCAGGCTGTTATTGGGGCGGCCGATCGACTGGCGGCCAAGCTGGACAAGGACCCCCAGCACAGGAACATCGCAGAGTTGATCATCCAGCACGCACACACGGCCTACGCGGCGGTCGAACAGTTGTGGAAGTCAGGTCAGTTGGCATCTGAGGAACGGCTCGATCGGGCCGTTGAGATGGTGGAAGATCTACTGAAGGTTGATATTGATGTTGACGACAACGAGTTGAAGGCGATGCGCACCGCCATCGAGACGGCCCTTGAAGCGGCAGTGCACTGGAACAAACCCAAGACGGCACCATCGGCGGCGGTACCTCCGCAGAACTAGGATACCCCGGTCGCTTCACCCATATGCACCCCGGCTGGGCGCCGGGCAACCGCTGAACCCCGGCCGGGCGCCGGGGTTTAATTTGTCCAAAGTCGGGTAAACTAGTCCAGAAAAGCTGTTGTCACAGCCCATGTAGCCCGGTGTACGACAATAATGAGGAGGGATACCACTATGGACACAAACCGACTTTGCTTCCTGAACATCGAGGCTCGGAATCTGAAAGATGCCCCGCGCCGAACCACTGATCCGGTGGAGGCCGCCGACCTGCAGGAGAAGTTGAACCTTGCCCATGCGGCCATTGAGAAGGAGTGCACCCGGTTGGGCATCGACACCAACTTCCAGCCGCTGAAGCCGCCGACCAACAGCAAGGAGGGTGACTGAAGTGACTTATCCTTACACGGCGCATCGGTTTAGCGTACGACGGAATCCTGATCAGCGTGACAAGCACGACGTCTGTGAGAACGGGCTTCCCATGCAGGGTTTCATGCGACTGGACTTCAAGGCGGCGATGGACACGGCCCGGAACTTTGCTATGAACGGCTACGTAGCTAATGGCGCCCCGGCCCCGGCGCCTGATTCCAGCTATACGCCCCGACTCGAAGGCTACGGCCAGTTTGACCGTAAGCCACAACTGCTATCGGGCAACTACGTGGTCTGCATCGCCGCAGGCCAGCCCCGTCCCTATGCCGACAGTGAGACGCTCTATGCCGTGATGGTAGACCCGCAGGTGGTCACGAAGGCTCAGATTGAGGAGTGGGCCAAGACGGTGTGGCCGGAGGCCATGAAGCGGTTTCCGCAGTTGGGTTCCAGCGGTTTTGACGGCATCGGCCAAACCTATCTGGACGGCCACTACTTTGCAGATCGGCACCAGCGCCTCTGCTGGGTCGTCAAGTTCCGATCGATCTTCACTGACTAGACCCGATCCCCAACCACACCCAAGGAGGCTATCACCATGACGAAGCCCTACGGCCTGCAGACTGTGATTGACAGCTTTGATGCGACCAAGCCCCTAAACAAGGATCACTTCTTCGAGACCGAAGAGGAGGCCGTCGCCGCCGCTCGGCAGTTCCTCATCGACAACCCGGATGCCTCGAACGCCGCCGCGCATGTCCTGAAGGTCACGCGGGGTGACTATACCTTCATGACCTTCCGGCGAAACGGCAAGGTGGAGGAGTACTGGGGCGCTTATGAGAGCGCCCGCAAGTACAGGGTGACCGACGTCAAGACGCTGGAAGAGTTCATGAACCGCTACTACAAGCGGGACCGCTACCGGGACCGGGGCGCTGAGTACATGGAAGTCGTCCGACAGTCCCGCCAAAAGGATCTGGACACGAAGGGCTTCACAGTCATCAGCCGCCATGACAACGTGACAGGGGAGCCTGTTGCCTTCTACGCGCCGATTGAGTAAGATTGTCCAGTTTCGTTTAGAATAGAGGTAGGGGCCGGACCCACCCGGCCCCAACAGCAATAGGGAGGGTTTCACATGCCTAAGAAGGCAACGGCGGCGGCGCAGAAGATCGAGGGTACCTTCGGCAACAGCGCACAGGCCCGGAACTATGAGCGGCGCATCATCGAGCAGTTACAGGCTTGGGGGATCCCTGACGGTGACGACCCGGCCAAATACATCAAGTACGGCCACACGGAAGAGTCACGGTTACCCAACGGCATCCCGATCCCGGTCTCCTGCCAGCTTTGCGGGCACCCGATCATTTACAAGCAGGTGTGCTGGCAGACGGGACCCGGCGACATCTTCCGGGAGCGTGTGCTTGGGTGCGACTGTCTGGGTAACTACGCCATCGTGAACCCGTCGCAGGCCCGGCTGGCGGAACTGAAGACAGCCGAGCTTCAAAAGGAGTTCCAGAAGAAGCAGAAGGAGGCTCGTGCCGCTGAGCGTAAGGTCACCTATGTTGAGCGGTTTAAGGACGTACTGGACTACATCAAGGCCTTCAAGGCCCTGAACGGTGAGAACGCCTTCCTGCCACACCCGCTCTTCGAGGCCCGGCGGGCCATCGAGTCTGGTGAGCATGGCGAGAAGAAGATGGGCGGCATCATCGAGTTTGCCCGTAGGCACATGCTGGATAACCCCATCGGCAAGCTGGCGGAAGCCAAAGAGACCGCCGACGCAGAGATCCAACGCCTGCAGGCCGAGCGTAAGGCGGCCGAGGCCGCCCAGCTTGCGGAGCGCAAGGCTAAGTTCGGTACCCACATGGAGTTCATCCAGCAAAAGGCCGCTGAGGATCCGGGCAACGAGTTCTGGGCGTCCATGCGCCAGAAGTTCGGCCGTTACCTGAGCGACGTCACAGGTTGGATCCCCACCGAGGGCATGATCGCCGCCGTCGAGAAGCAGATGAAGCGGTCCCAGCCACAGGATGAGGCCTCCAACGTGAACAAGTGGCAGGGCGTGATCAGCCGGGTGGAGGCCATCGCACACATCAAGTGGAGCGAGAAGAAGGGTTTCAATCCCAGCTTGGGCCAGTGGATGCCCAGCCAAGCTGAGAAGTTCGCCATGCTGGACGACATCATGGGGCGCCTCGTGCAGTACGGCGAGTTTGCCAGTGACAAGCAAGAGGCCACCTTCTTCAAAACGCTGGAGCAGATGGAGCAGTGGGCCAAGGGCAAGGAGGAACGCCGGAAGTGAGCCATCAGGCAACTTTCAAGTGGTTTGGCGACCGGGGGCGTCCATGGGAAACGCGCCTCCCGGTCCCAACGCCTAACACTGCTGAGAACTTCGATCGGCTGTATGCGCACGCGCAGGCGAAGTTCCACACCAACCACGACATTACCATGGTTCAGGTTTTCATGCCTGACGAAGACGGCTATGAGTGGTTTCCCCCGGAGCGGCCACTGACGGGGCACCTTCGTCTGGGGCGCCGAATTCCGCCCCAGACGGCCCCGCCGGGCGCCCGGCCGTGGTTCTACACCATCCTAAGCAACGTTGGCCGTCACGTCTTTCGGAGCTACGTGAGCCTGATGAAGCTGGACCCCAACAAGGTCTACTTCACCTATGAGCCTTCAGGCGAGATCCTGATGCTGAACAGCTACCGCAAAGTTCAACCACTTGTGCGCCTAGACGAAGCCGCCGCGCTCAAATACCTTGACCGGGCGAGTGGTGAGGCTGGAACAACCGACTTACTAGAAGCGGCGGTCAAAGCGGCACTGGAGCGGGGCGACACGTACTACCTAAAGGAGGCCCGTTAGATGGCAAGCTTTGAAGAAGCGCTGAAGGCCCATGCACAGGGCAAGACGATCGGCCGCAACGGTGTACAGATCATGCCGTTGCGTGGTACGTTCGAAGTGAACATGGCAGAATACGAGAAGCGTCTGCTGATGCAGTTGTGTGAGGCGTCAGGCATCCCGACCCGGTATTTCCGGAACCCGCGGGAGGTGTCCCGGATGAATGAACAGTACCGCAAGCTCTTGAAGGACGTAACCAGACCCGGCTGGCGCATCTTCGACCGAGTGATCGGGCAGAGCATCGCATGGGCGCCCAGCCGCCGTGAAGCGAACCTGTTCATCCAGTCCGAGCGGTTCCTGCGGCTGGGAAGCTGGGGCGACTACGCACTGATCCGGACGAAGGGTGAGCGGCCCGCAGGGATCGGGGGCGCTAAATCCCTCATACAGCGCCTTGGCGAGCGATGCAGACGCCCCAAGTTCCGATCCCGGAACCGGAAGCCCAAAGCGCAGACACAGCCAACCAGCTACCTATACTACCGGACGACAAACGGGCACCCCGAGTATTTGGGTACTGGACTTGACGCTGAACTGATCATCATTGACGAGATCGAGACCACCTGAAACCCGACGGCAACGTCAAATGCGTGAAAGGCTATCAACTGGTAGCCTTTCACGCATTACATTTTCAAAAGAGGCCCCCCCTCCCCCAAAAGTAAAAATAAAAATCGCCGGGTGTTTTTCTTTTTATTTTTTCGCGGCTCAGCGGCGGTGAAGTGTGTTACTTTCAGAGTCACCGAGTTGATAGCCTTTCAAAGGATAACGAGTTGCGACCCACAAAAAGGGTAGTTGCCCCAGCGGCCCCGGCCGGAAACCAAAAGGCTTGAGATTGATCTAGATGATGATAATGATATGAATGATGATTTATTTAAATATCTATCTATATCTATCTATATCTATATCTATATATAGATATATGGGGAAGTGTGCCAGAATTTTCTAAAATAATAACCTGTCACAGCCTTTGTGGGCAGGTGTACGAGAATAATGAGGGGGCGCCCGGCCCCCAATCAAACGAAGGGTGGAGTGATCATGCTGAAGGAACGCAAGGTGCACAAGGCGGCCACGTGGTCCAAGGCTTGGGAGATCGTACAAGACATCTGTGCTGAGTACGGCGTCCGACACTACCACGGCACCGGGGATCCTACAAACGAGCCGTGCGGGGTCTCTACTTCGATGGATGCCCTGAGCGGGGCAGGCACAGGCTACCACCTGAACGTTTACCCGGAGGGGAACGAGCGGGCCATGGCCCCGGTCGAGGTCTACAGCATCTACGTGGGGGGTAAGTAGGAATGAACCTGTGGCAGAAGCTGTTCGGCTGGCTGAAGCCTGCGCCGAAGGCGCCATCCAAGCGGGTGGCGCCTAAGCAGGTGGTGTCTGACGATGACCTGACGTGGTTGGACTCCACGATCTGGGTAACCCGTGACGGACGCAAGCTGGTTCCGTCGCAGATGGATACCAACCACTTGCACAACACCGTGTGTATGTTGGAGCGGAACGCAAAGCGCTACCTAGATGCGTTCATCCTGCGTTACTACGTCTTTGGTACGCGGCCCCACGGTGATGGAGCGCAGGACGCTTTCGAACGTGAGATGGAGGCGTTAATGAACGCTGACCCGGTGGAGTGGTTGAAGACCCGGACCATCTACAAGGCCCTGCACACTGAACTGCGGAAAAGGTGGGGTTTGGAATGAAGGAGCAGGCATCCAAGCGCCTAACTGAGGTCTTCGAAGGTAAGTTGATCGACCGCGTTGAGCTTTGGGACGACAGCATGACCTTCTGGTTCAAGGATGGCACGGAGCTAACGGTTCTGGCCCATCCCAGAGACCCTGACGAGGCCTATCTTGAAGCTGAGGCCCGTTTCAAGACGACGGAGCGCTTCGGTTAGAAGCGCTCCCTGCCTTTCCCATGTGTGTAGTTGTCCAAGATCGTCCATAATGATAGCGAAGGAGCGGATCGGCATGCTTGACATCAAGGCCCAGCAGGCAGGCATCGCGGCGCTGACGCAGGACATCGACAAGACCTTAGAGATTTTAAAGGCGGCTGAAAACGTTGCTGAGTACGCATTCTCCAACCCGGCGGCTGGGCGCCGTCTAGCGGAGTACTACAAGAATGCCAGCCGCTGGCTGGCGCGGGCGATTGGCGTACTGAACTTCATCGACGGTCTTAACAGCTACGGCCCGGTCTTCTCCGAGGACGAGGCTGGCCGCATCGACTGGCTCCGTGGCCGGGCGGATGAGTACCTGCGGCGGCTGAACGCCATCTATACCAAGGTGTCACAGCTTCAGTAGCCCGGTGTACGAGAGAAATGAGGGGGCGCCCTGCGCCCCCAACAAAACCAAGGGGGACCCCACCATGACGAAGCCTGCCATCGTGACCGTGATCGAGACCAAGTGCAAAGACGGCATTCAGAGCATGAAGGCCCGCATCGAGGAGCACGGCTCTACCGCGTTCCGTATGGAAGAGCTTCGCACGTACGAGGCCCGGCTGAAGAGCATCCAGCGTCTGTGGCGCAAGCTGGGCGCCAACCCGGTGGTCCAGCAGATGGCCGAGATCGCATCGAAGAAGATCAACGCCTACCACGAGGACTTCTTGCATGACTTAGAGGCGCTGGCGAAGCACCCTGACTATCTGACAAACGGTTTCGTCTGGGTGGTTCGGGATATGGGTACCCACCTCCATGGACTGACGGGTAAGCCTCAGCAGGTGGCACACGCCATCGCGTGGACGAAGTGCTACTTCCCGAATGGAACGCTGAAGTCGGATCATGAGGCCTACATCTGCGTAGGCGGTAAGTTGAAGCGTGTTTCCCTGTTCGATCACGTCCCCTTCAAGGTGACCGACCCGGAGGCCATCGAGATCCTGCAGGAGAACGAGAACCAGTGGTACGTCTACAAGGCTGGGGTGCAAACGGCCATGGTCGAGAAGATCTACGATCGGTTCTACCTGCTGTGGGCATCGCAAGGCTACGACCGGAACCGTCGGCAGGAGATCCCGACGCTGGAGCATGCCGTGGTAGTTGTCTCAGCGTAGCTAAGGCACAACGGGGGCGGCCACCCCGCCCCCATCAAACGAAAGGTGGTATTTAGTATGCGTATGAAGGTTCGTATCTACCAACCTGACTATCATCAGGTGTTTGACGAGGCCGGGCAACCCAAGAGCGCTGAGGCGCTGGGAGCTTACCGGGACATACGGAGCGGGAAGCTAACATTGCACAACAGCCTCTACTACACCTTGGTCTGGGAAGGGTACTTGACCCCAGAACAGCGCAAGAACATCTTCCGTGAGTTCAACCGGGTTGCAGAGGTTCCGGCGGGCGTGTTGGAGATATTGGACTTCATGGCTATACTGTCAGGCTTTGATGGTTACCGCATGGCAAGCCTGTCGGTTGGTGACTTGATCGCTGACGTGGACGCGGAGGACAACGTTACCAAGGTTGAGATCGTCGAGAGCTTCGGTTTTGGCAATGTCACGACGGCTTACCGCTCCTATGTGTCCCGCATCACTCATGGCCCCATCGAGAACCGTTACTGGAAGCGGGGCGCCTAGCATGGATTGCAAGAGCGTCACCGTCTGGGATGGCCGGGTGGGCATCGGCGACACAGTAGCCCTGCGGCGCCCGGCCGGAACATCCCGGCCGGGCAAGGTGCGCCGGATTGTCCGGCGTGGCCGTACGATGGTGGTCTTCACGGAGACCCAACTTGATGACGAGCGTTGGCACGGCTATGCCGCAAGCCTGCTGATAAAGGCTGTGTCACAGGCCTAGAGGCCCGGTGTACGGAAATAATGAGGGGGCGGCGACTACCGCCCCCAGTCAAACCAAAGGAGCGTTAGCAACACATGGCAGACGACAAGCAGAAGAAGGACTACGAATTCATCGAGGGCCGTACGCTGGCGAGCTTCATCCGGCAGAACACGGAGACCCAGACGGAGGTTCGAGTCGTTGAATCGACGATGGTTGCGCACGGCATCACGAAGCACTTCGTGAAGATTGCCCAGCGCTCCATCGGTGCTGACGGGAAGCCGGGCTTTGAGAAGCCACTGCTTCTGGAGGCTGATCTGTTCGAGGGCATCCTTGGGAAGCTCAAGGGTGTCGAGTACAAGGCGCCCACCAAGCCGGAGCGCCCGGCCAAACCAGAGCGCCCGGCCAAGGCGAAGGCTGAGAAAGTTGAGCAGACCCCGGCCAAACGGGAGTTGACCGGGTGGGATAAGGTGCAGGCCGATACGCAGGCCAAACGAGCGGCGGGCCGGGCGGCACGGGCGGATCGGCGCCAGCTTGCGGAGCTTGCTAAACGCGCCGCCCCTGAGACCCCGCCCAAGGCCCCCAGCAAGACCAAGGCGGCGCCCGAGACGTCGAAGACGCCTAAGGTGTCACATGACGCCAAGAAGGGCGCCAGCGGCGCCCGTGGCAAGTCGGCAGGCAAGGCTGAAGGTACCAAGAACAAGAAGCAGGCCGGGTAACCCCCGGCCCCGGCCCACATCTGAAAGGAGAGCGAGTACACATGTCTGAGCAGGATCTGTACAAGGTGCATCCGACGTTCGGAGGACTTCCGGCGGCCTGTTACGGTACCAACCGGACGACCGGGGAGACGAGCGGCATCCGCCGGGGTGAGATGGGCTTCTACCCGCTCAAGGATGAGCACATGCGCAAGCTCCCGGCCGACGAGTTGAACGCAGAGATGGGCATCACCAAGGGGCAGGCTGAGGCGATGAGTGCAGGGTCCATGTTCGGCTGGCACGTACCCGGCGCCGACCCGGCCAACTATGACGAGGACGGGCGGTTCCGGCAGGACTTCATTGAACAGATCCAGCGGGCGGCTGGCGTCACCCACGAGGAGGCTGTGGAAGATGTGGATTAGAGCGCTAGACGGGACCCCGGTTAATACGGATCAGTGCTTCAAGATCGAGGTCCTGCCCCTGTGGCACGGGTTGACGGATGCACAGGCGCGGTCTGTGGGGCTGAAGAATGCTCCGGACGGCAAGATCATCGTGGGGTACCAAGTGTTGGCTGTCTCTACGGTCAGCGGTGGGTACAGCGACAACTTCGGACCGGAAACCGAAGTCCTGTGCTTCTTCGTCGGTGTTGGCAAAAAGAGCGACGACGCCTGCCTAGCGGCCAAGTCCAAGGCTGAGGCAGTGCGTGACGCCATCTTCGAGGGTCTGGAAGAGGGTGACCGGGTAGGTTCTGTTGAGCGGGTCATCGAGACGCTGGGTCTTGAGGGCGCCCTGCCGGAGCATCCATTCTAGTCCTGCCCCGGCTTTGTGGGCTTCTGATTGTGCATATTTGTCCAAGGACCCGGCTACACTAGGACTGTCACAGCGCCAGAGGCCCGGTGTACGAGAGTAATGAGGGGGGCGCAACCCCGCCCCCCATCAACAACAAGGGGGATACCCACATGACCACCGAACGTATGAGCACCCAGCAGACTAGCTCCCGCCTGCAGACCGTCATCGCCAACCTACCGAACCGTCGTGACCGCTCCACGTGGACTGAGCTACCGAACGGCCCGCATCCGACCGACTCCACCGAGATGGCGCCGGAGGTGCTGGCCGAGACCATGGCAAAGCTCCATGCGGCTGGCTACAAGCTCTACCTGACCGACACGCATACCTTCACGGTGCGCCCGCCCGGCAAGGCCCCGGAGGAGCGCATCGAGCGGCACTACCAGATCGTAGACCCGGCAGGGAACGTGGTCCCCTATGACAACCGGACGGACTACCCGCACGGTGAGGGCGGCATCCTCTCCATGATCTACGACGTCATCGGCCCGGTGGTGGGCGCCCCGGCGACGGTCATCATGTTCAGCGACCGCCATGCGGCCACGGTCAGCAAGGTCCTGTTCACCAAGGACGGCCGGGTCAAGGGCGTCGAGGTCCAGCAGGACCGAGCCGAGCGCATTGACACGAACGGCATGAGCGAATCGCAGGATTACCGCTTCGAGCGGGACCCGGAGGGCCAGACCTACGACGCCCGGCGGGTCGAGCGTAACGGGCGGATCTACTGGATCAAGGGTACGATCAAGGATCGCAACTACTCCATCGGGCTGGGCGCCCGGAGTGAGTACTACGACTTCAGCTTCTAAACCAAGCGACGAGGGGGCCGGACCACCCGGCCCCCAAGGAGTGAAGATCATGGCAAAGTTCACGTTGGCTTACGTGGTCATGGCAGGCGATGATCCCCACGAGTGGCTAGACATCGTGGGTGTCTTCGCCGGACCACAGGCTGAGGCAAAGGCGGATGCGCTACAGAAGGACCTGTACAACAACTGCGACTACAGTGAGCGTATCTTGCAGAAGCGGCTGGCGGGTGGCCGGAATCCTGTGCAAACAGTGCTTCGGCGCCATGGCTTCAAGGGTGTTGACGTGTCGTTTTATTGGGTGACAACCGTCAGTATCATTAAGGTCCCGTTGATCGAGGCCTAACACCACGGGGCGCCCGCCCCAATCAAAAGGAGCGCGATTCCTCATGTCCATGCAGATCTGGTCGCATAAGGCCCCGGCGCCCTTACTGTATCAGAACCCGGTGACGGAAGCTGACTACATGATCAAGCTGACGCCGACCACCAAGGATGCCTTGTATGGCATGTTCTATCGGCTGTTGGACGGCTGGGGCAGTGGTGTCTGCAAGCACTACTTTGAAGACGAACTCAGCCTTGACCTGAAGCAGATCAAGCAGTTGAAGCGGCTGGGGCTGATCGAGTACGTAGGTGAGCACGAGTGTCACTACGACCGTGACAAGCGCAACTGCCCGGCGCCCGTGCCGACTGATCTGGGCCGGGCGTTCATGCGGTTGATCGACGAGCGATCTTTTGCCCAGTGGATGACGCCCGAGGCGTGGCGTCGGGAGATTTCCTTCGGGTTTAGCTGGAGCGCCATCGGCGTAGAGGGGGAAGCGGCGGCCCGGCGGGAACTCCTGCGGCCGTTTGGCGAGGCCCTGCTCAAGCATCAGGAGCCGAAGCGGGTGACCATCTTCGGGCAGAAAGGCGAGAAGGCGATTGCAGGCTACGCCATGAACCCTCGGATTTACGACTTTGGCCCTAAGGTGTGGCGTACGATTGTCCAGTCACGGACGGGGCTGAATGTACTGAACTACCAGCGGGCTGAGTTGCTCTTCGCCCGCATGGGTAACCCGTGGCATCATGCGACGCTGGTCAATTCAGCGTGGATCCAGACGTATGTTGACCAGCACAAGGAGATTGATCCGGAGGCAAAGGAGTTTGGCCTGCGGCTCATGAAGGGCGAAGCTGTGCGAATGGATCAACTCTTCCAGCGCAGGCAGAGCATCTATGGTACCTTCTACGGTGGTTACGAGGGTAGCCAGATCTTCCAGTACATCGACACCTACAACGTGGATGAGGCGGCAGGCATCAACATCGAGTGGTTCAAGCGGCTTGTTCCGGTCTATGCAAGCTGGTCAGAGCGGCCCCACGAAGTCCCGGCTGACGCAAATCCGATCTACTACTGGACGGGAGTCGGGATGTAATCGTGAACGAAGACTTGCTGGAGGCCTTGGAGTGGGCGCTGAGGAGAGCAGAGAGTCGGGAGAACTCTCTGCTCTTGGGCATCCGGGACCTGAATGCGTTGCCCCAGCCCTTGTCTCCGGAATTGGAACTGAAGCGGCGGAACTTCGAGCGGGTTTTGCCCGTGGCGAGGCGCAACATCCGGGCGCTGAAGCGGCTCTTCCGGTTGTGCGAGTTGATGGGCTGGATGCTGGGTACCATCGAGGACGATGCGGAAGGAGCGGCGGGGCGATGAAGACGCTGGAGTGGCTGACGGGGAACTATGCGGCGGTTGAGGCCCGGATCATGGCGTTTCTGGCCCCGGCCCAACCTGTACAGGTTGAAGCGGATCCGCTTCAATCCCTGATCGACGGGCTGAATGTGGCTGAGGGCGACTTTCAAGGGGCAACCATCCCGGCTGATGTGGACCGGGCCATCCTCGTGGAGAACACCCGGCGGGACGATCTGAACAACCACATCCGGCGCCAGCGGCTGGCGCAGGGTCTGCCCGTGACGGACCTGAGTCAGTTTCGGTTACCGTGGCTGAACAAGAAAGGGGTTTGACCGATCATGACGAATGTCATTGTGCGGCGCAAGCGGTCCCGAATGCTCTTGCAGATCATCAACGGGGCTGAGGAGGTGGCGCAGGGCAACCTGTGCATGAAGCGGATCCCGAAGGCGATGGGGTCCATCCCGGTCCATGCGGCCGTCTTTTTCCGAGGCGGTGATCTGCCCATCGCATGGGTGTGTTTGGCCCCCAACGAGTTCGGTCTGGTGATCGAGAATGAGGCACATCCACACTTCGAAACGGACGCCACTCGCTACCAGATCAAGCAGTTGATTTTGGCGACACGTGAGCTTCGGCAGGCACAGGGGATTCCTGAGCCGACGAGCGCCAGTGGTCCCGAAATCGAGGAAGGCCAAGGCATCCGGACCACGTTTGAGCCGGACGGCCATGTTGTGTCAGCAAAGGTCTACAAGGTGCAGGAGGGGTAACCATGACCCAGAATCTGCTGGGGCAGGCTGTGGACGCCTATTTCAAGGCGGGGCCATGGCCTGTCGGGACCAAGGTGGCGGCGGTTTCAGCGGAACTGAACACGAAGCTCCGGCGGGCGGCTGAGGAGGCCGTGCCGGGCATCGCTGGTACCACGGAATGGCTGTTACTGGCCCCGTTCCATCTACCCCTGATCGACAAGAACCTAACGGACGACGCTTGGAAGGCTGAGGTGATCTACTAATGGACGTGAAGCTGTTTTTCATCGACGATCGACCGCCCATCTTCGGGGTGCTGGAGCGTGAGACCCCTCATGGTTACCTGCTGACGGGTGTTGTCGAGCAGTGCCAGCCCTACACGGACGCTGAGGCCCAGATAGCGGAGGAGAAGCACAGCGGGTCTGACTTCATCCTCGTGAAGCGGGTGAACCCCCGGCTCTACGAGCGCCATCACGTGCTCTACGTGGAACAGGGCGCCGTGCCACCCACCTTCGACCTGACCGATGACCAGTACAGCGGCGGGGTGCTCTACTGATGGGGCGCCCCAGCTATGACGAGTTCTTCCTGCAGATGGCCGCTCTGACCGCTACCATGGGGACCTGTCCCCGAAAGCAGGTTGGCGCTGTCATCGTGAAGGGGAAGGACGTACTGACGATCGGTTTCAACGGCGCCCCGGCCGGGCACCCCCACTGCACAGAGGTGGGTTGCCTGCAGATCCCCGGTGAGGGTGAGGGGTGTCACCGGACCCGACATGCGGAGGAGAACGCTATCTTAAAGGCCGTCGCCCGTGGACTGGATCTGCGGGGTGCCACGGTCTACCTGACGCTATCGCCTTGCATGAACTGCGCCAAGCGCATGGTGACTGAGGGCATCAGCCGGGTGGTCTACGCGGAGTTGTACCGTGACGACAAACCGCTGGCCTTCTTGGAGCGAGCCGGGGTCCAGACACAACATCAGCAGGATTTGGCCGGGACCTAACCCGGCCTTTCCCAGCGTCCGGATTGTGCATTATCGTCTAGAATCGGGTATACTAGGTCCGAGGTGATCCGGATGCGGTGGGTGTACGCGATTCCGGCGGCGATTCTGACGATGATTCTGCTGGCTCTGCTGATCGGGGCCATTCAGATTTGGGGGTGACTGACTGATGAATCTACCGACGATCAAGGTAACGCTTCAGTGCCCGCTGTGCGGTCATACGAACAGGCATGTGGTCCACTCGCTAGATCAGCTTGAGGCAACAAAGTGCAGTGGGTGCGGTGCAGGCATCAACGTTCCGCTGAACCAGCCGTACCCGGAGGATCCGGAGTTTATGCCTGACGAGGGGGCTTCTTATCAGGCTGACCAAGACGATGTGCGGCGGTCAGACCAAGAGACCTACAACCAGATCGTAGCAGAGGGTGTCCGGGCGAGCGTCCGGCGATACGGTGGACGGATCAGCGACTTTTAAGGAGGGTCTAGCCATGGCACTGGGACCGAACCACGGTAAGACGGCCATTCTGGAGAAGGCGGCCAAGCTGGAGAATATCATTGACGCAGAGATCGACCGGGTGGCGATGGCGAAGGGCATCGGTGAGATTATCTTCGTCACCATCACGGAGAAGGATCTGGACCCCAACGGGGCGGTTGAGAAGATCCTGCGCGAGCGGTACATCGCCGCTGGCTGGGGGGACCTGAAGTTCCAAGGCAAGACGCCCAAGCCGGGTGAGGACTGGCAGGGGGACTTCCGGCTGTACCGGACGCCGCAGGGTTAGCTGTCACAGCCCCGGTAGCCCGGTGTACGTAAGTAATGCGGGGGTGGTCCTCCACCCCCAGCACAAAGGAGGGCATCATCATGCCGACGCCGTTAGGACCGCTGAGTACTCAGGTGCAGGAAGCGCTTCGCGCCAAGGAGAACGAGGTGCTGGGCGCCATGATTACGCACGCTAACACCACGATCCTTTCCTATGCCACGCAGGGGAAGGTCAACGTGTCAGTTCCGCTACGGGGTGGGGTCACGAACTGGGTACGGGAGCAACTGATTAAAGCGTTCAGGACGGCTGGGTGGGATCAGGTTTATTTCAAGACCTATCCGGCTGACGGCCCGCATCCTGTTACTGAGTGCATGGAGCTTCAGGTGGGAGGTGTTCAGAAGTGATCATCTTCTGCGCTCACCCCAAGGACCCCACCAAGTTCTGCATCAAGAACGGCTTCAGCGTCCGACACATCCTGCGCCAGATCCCCGGCGCCGTCTTCGAGAAGGAACTCATGCTCCCCGGCGGCGTTCGGGGCGCCTACGAGGTTCCGCTGATGAATCTGGAGGAGGCCAAGCGCCTCCTCCCGCAGGCCATGCTCCCGCCACAGGTTGAGGCCCAGCTAAAGGAGCAACTGGCTGAGGCCACCCGGCGCATTCAGATCAAGAATCAAGAGGCATCCGCCATCACCATTAACGGACTGAAGTCGCCGAACGGCTGGGCGCTCCGTGACTACCAGAAGGTTGGCGTGCAGTTCCTGACGGACGTCAAGGTTGGCGACGGCGGCATCCTTGCATGGGACGTTGGTCTAGGCAAGTCACTGGGCGCCCTCGCCGCTGGTCTGCGGCTCATCGCAGGCAAACGGCTGAAGCGCCTGTTGGTGATCTGTCCGGCGCCGCTGAAGTATTCCACGTGGCGCAAGGAAGTCGGCCAGTGGACGGACCTGTCGGTCCAGATCATCGACGGTGACCTACCGGACGATGTGGACTACGGCATGATCGAGGAAGAGGACTGGATCCGCGATGAGCAAGGCAAGCGCGTCTATACCTTGGTGGACGGTAAGAAGAAGTACCTCCGAGGCAAGACGGGCCGCATGGTTCCCAACATCCGGCGGGTGTCCGGAAAGGAGCTTCGTAAGGTCCAGTACGAGCAGGATGTAGACGTGATTGTCGTGAACTACGAACTGTTCATGAACGACCACGAGTTCCTGCGGGCGCTGGGCATCGACCAGACGTGGGGCGTCATCCTTGACGAGGCGCACCGGGTCAAGAACACGGGCGTGGCGTCCAAGCGGCTCTTCGAGATCTGCGGCGGGGCGGGCTGGAAGGCTCTGCTGACGGCCAACCCACTGGAGAACAACATCGAGGAGCTATTCAACCTCGTGGACTTCATCCGGCCGGGCTATCTGGGCACGTGGGCGCAGTACAAGGACCGTTACATCCTGACCGACTATGGCGGGCACAGCACAGGCCAGCCGAACCCGGAGACCCTGCCGGAACTGAAAGCCCGGCTGGAGCCGCTATCCATGCGCAAAACCAAGAAGGACGCGCTCAACCTGCCTGAACTGACCATCTTAGAGCAGTGGGTTGACTACACCCCGGCGCAGGAGAAGCTCTACGACCAGATCGTTGAGGGCATCCTGCAGTCATGGGACGACGAAGACGGCGAGACGACCCAGTACCTCGCTGTCATGGCCCAGATCACCCGGCTTCAGCAGGTCTGCAACACGACAGAGATCATGCAACGGGTGCTGGGCGAAGTGGTCTATGTCATGGAGCCGGACCCGGAGAACCCCGGTCAGGAGCGCGTGAAAGTCAACCGAGCAGGTGAGCCTGTCACGACGATCATCCGGGACATGTCGATCCCGGCTGAGAGTGCCAAGCTGGATGAGATGTGGAAGATCATCGGGGACATCGGCCTTGTGACGCACAAGGTGACGATCTTCAGCCAGTACGTGGAGATGACCGACATCGTACTTCGGGAGATCCAGCTTCGTTACCCGCATGTAGGCTTTGTCTACATCAAGGGTGGGCTGAAGTCCATTGAGATCAGCGAGCGGGTTGAGAAGTTCCAAACGGACCCCAAGACCCGCATCGCCATCATCACGACGGCCGCCAACTATGGCGTGGAGCTTTTCGACAAGAGCGGCACGTCGGAAGGCGACTATGTGATCTGTCTTGACCAGCACTTTAACCCCCAGAAGATGAACCAGATCTACGGCCGTGTCCATCGGTCTGGGCAGAAGAACCCGGTGACGGTCATCAACCTCCTTTGCCGGGATGGCTTCGAAGAGGCCAAGATGAAGCTTCTGGACTCCAAGCGCACCATCTTCCAAGCGCTGGTCGAGGACGGTGAACTGTCGGAAGAGGCCTTCGCCAAGCTGATCACGCTGGAAGAGTTGAAGTCGCTGGTTCAGCCCCGGCGGGCGGCCAGCACAGCGCCTCTGGCGAGCTTCAACCCGGCCACGACGGTGACGATCAGCAAGGCGCAGGCTTTGAACCCCAACATTCAGCTTTAGCGGAGGTGCAACATGCCGCAGGAAGTGCAGGCCATCCACTGCCCCTTCTGTAGTGAGTGGACCGCAGAACAGGACTGGAAGCCGGACCCGGTGGACGGTGAGGCGTTGGTTTGTCCTTTCTGTCAGGTCTGGGTGCCAACCGACATGCTGGAAGGGCGCCGGGCAACGGTGCTAGAAACGAAGCTGTCACAGCCCCAGTAGCCCGGTGTACGGAAGTAATGAGGGGGTGCCTTGGGCGCCCCCAACCCAACACATCCCCAAGGAGGACACCCACATGGCTACCCCTGACGAGATCGCTGAGGGCATCCGCTTGTTTCAGGCTGAGCTTGACCGTACGGCCCCGCAGATCGAGAAGGTCCTGAATGAGCCCCTGCCCGGCGAGGTCCGGCCGCCGCTCCATGACCCTATGAACCCCATCATGGATGAGATCAGCCCGAACCCCCCGGCGCCCGCCGTCACCCCGCTGAACGTCTACAACATCCGGCAGGCAGTGTTGGATATGCCCAGCAACAAGGCCCGCGTCGAGCAGGGCGAACAGCCGCTGGTCCCGCACGGCGTGGCGAACGACAACCTCGCCGTCATCGAGGGGCCGAGCGGCATCCTCGTCTACTGCTCCGAAGGCGTGGGCCGCATGCACCAGTCGCTGGATGATCAGTTCGAGGTTGATCTTAGCCCGGACGACACGGTAGAGCCGGATGGCACGCGGCGCTTCTGCATCTTCCCCACCCACACGATCAAGCTGACGCTGGCCCAGATCAAGGAGCACGGTGTTCTGTCGCAGGTGGAGGCGAAGGACTACGTGCGTAAGCACAACGCCCGGCTGGAGCAGAACTTCCGGATCTTGCTGGAGTACATCGGAAAGATCGGCCTGAACCCGGCTGACTACTACAAGGGCGGGCGGTAGCATGGGCGCGAAGAGGAAGGAGGCCCCCCAGCCGGGGGGCCTCACAGGTCAGGTCGAAAAGGCACTGGAGCTTTGGCAGAAGCTGACCTTCAAGAAGCAGGGTGTGGAAGACGAGCGGGGAGTTACCAGCTTTAGTATGCGCTGGGGACATCTGCACGACGCCCACGAAGATTTGAAGGATGCGGCTGACTTGGATCCCAGCGGCCTGCTCACCATGCTTCTGTTGGACTACTATCTGGAAGAGTACCTGTCGGAGTGGACATTGCCTGTCATCTGCCTGTTGGGGCCGGAGTTTGTTAGCCCGCATCTGAAGGCACAGTTGCAGGAAGTGGAAGAGGACGTAGCACTTGCAAAGGAACTCTTCGGCCTACTGCGGTCCCCGGATCTGAATGCGCACCGGGACGACTTTCGGGCGGGCATGTTCCGCACGTTGGAGGACTGGGGAATCGACCGGGAAGATGTCTTTGACCTGCTGGATGATAAGCACGCCATGGCCTTCCTGCGCCGGGATGCTTTGAATGGTGCGAAGCGCCTCTCAACGCATCAGTTCATGCAGGGTGATTCGGACGGGGCCGAACCGATCTTCTATCGGGAAGTGGCCCGGTACTGGAACGTAAACTCCATGATCCGGTCACTCACACACCCGAGCGCCCCGTCAGGCGTGGTGTTGGCGATCCTGTGGGAGCCTGATGCAGAGGAGAGCTATTTCGCCTTCGGCGTCAAGAATGGCGCTACCATCTCACTGGTGACCGACAAGACGGAGAACGCGCACCCTCTGCAGAACAGTATGTCGCGGTCCCGGTCGAAAGGACGGCGCTTCGACGAGCGGGCGTCACAGTACTGGTTCCCCTATCAGGTGTTGGGCATTAAGGTCAACGAAAGCGGCGATATGACTCACGACAAGACGCATCGGACTGGGCTGGTGCGTTATCAGGAGCGGCCCGAGCCGCTTGTGAGGGTGGCAGACCTTCAACCGGAGCAGATCGTTTGGCTCATCATGGTCTTTGGCCTGCTCAAGCACAAGTTCTGGGTGGAGGGCTATCGGACGAAACGCCTTTCGTATACAGGCGAGATGGTGCGCGTACCGGAGGCGTTAGGTGCCGGGAAGGCGCTCATGGACCTGAGCCGCTACAAGCCGCTGGAGCTTCCGCCCATCACGGTTGAGGAGATCACTGACCACGATCTGGCGTTGAAGCGCGGTAAGTGGCGCCGTGCCGCATCGGGTGAGACGTTCTGGTTGGTGGACCGCTACAAGGACCGGGTAACGGCAGACGACCTAAACAAGGTTGGTCCTGATGAGCAAGGTATCTTGTCGCTTCCGGCGTCGGTGGAAAAGGCGGTGGCTCTGGTGAAAGCCAAGCGCTCGCACTTCATCACTGACGCCGAAAGGAACATCGTGCATGTGGGATTCGAGTCGCTGGACGCCAAGAAGTTTGGCACGGTTGAAGACATCGAAGCTGACCGCTACTGGGTGGCCCGCTACAATCTTGCGAAGCGCATCCAGCAGGCGGCGTGGGCCGAGTTTGTAGAACGTCGGGCCGAGATCGCCGAGTGGTATGAAGAACGCATCAAGGCGAACGCCCCAGCGCTTCTGCGGGCGGTGGCCTGCGGTGAATTCCTAGCACCCGATCTGAAGCATGACGGCGGCTTCGGTCATGTGATTGAATCACAGAACATCTGTGGTCTGTACCAGACGGTCTGGGTTCCGGGGACGTGGCGTGAAAGCGGTAAGCACGAAACACGTTACGTGACGGGCGCCCATGTGTCTAAGGCATGGCTTAGCGGGGACAGCGGTGACGTTGGATTGTGTACGCTGAAGTGGGATCATAGCATAGCGAGCACCACAAAGAAGCGAGCTTGTTTCGTCACGGGGACAGGGAAAGAAGCCCCTTTTCAGGCTTATTTCAAGCCCACTACGGCGGCGGCGTTGGCGCTTCTCTGTGGTTGTGAAGTTTCCGATTTGCCGGATGTTCTCCAGCACTGGACGGCTGGGAACGTCGCCTACCGGGGGAATCCCATCCTCCAACGGCTCGATCCGATGGACTGGGCCATCGAGGACCCGTGGCAGGCGAAGATGACCTTCCGAGTGTGCATTTGGTTGGGTCCGAGTGGCTACAACAAGATCCGCAA